AAGGCATTGTCGGTCAGGGCCAAGGTGGCGGTGCCGTTTATGGCAACTGGCTCGGCCTATGGCGAGGAGGTGAAGTCCCGAAGAACTACTATGGCGGCGGAAGCATCACGGGCGGTCTGCCTACTCGTGACAGCACTCTGATCAATGCAGCTCAGGGAGAATACGTCATTCGTCGTCCTGCTGCCCAGAGCTTGGGTAAGGGCTTCCTTGATGCAATCAACGCTCGCGGGGCAAATGCCTTGAAGGATGCAGGACCTAGCATGAACATCATGGCTCCTAACAGCGCCCCGCCTGTGAACGTCTATGTTGTTGCCCCCGAAGAGAAGCCTTCAATGGGACCGAACGATGTCATTGCAACATTCAGCAACGATGTGCTAAAGGGTGGTGTGACCAAGAAACTAATCAAGAAGGTGGCAAGGGATGGCTGAGGCCGAGTTCAACTTTGAGTTCTGTCCTAATACTCGGACTGCAGAAACTATTGCTCCGGAGGAGCCGTCTATTCGTGACATGAACGGATGGGACTACACTCCTACTCCTGTTCTGCCCTACAGACGCAGGTTCAAAATCACACTCGAAGGACTCCGTTGGTACTTCAACAATGGAACTATCGACTACACAACCAATCCGGAATACAATGCAGGGGTGTTGGAGTCATTCTACACTGGGCATCGCAAGCACAAACCTTGGTTCTACAACCATGAGTGGTTGGGCGTTCTCAAGCTCCGCTTCGAGAATCCTGTAAGCGTTCCCAAAGCCTTGCCAAATTCTGGTGGTCTGCTAGAACCCCTTGAGATTATGGCAATTCATCATGACCCGAGCTACAGTTAATGACTGACGAAACTAACTTCGAAAATTCACAAGAACTGTCTCCCGATGCGGAGATTGTTCTTTATGAGCTTGTGACCCGCACCGGTGCCACTATCTTTTTCAAGAGCGGCCCACCTGTCGAGTATCTGGGAGACGAGTATGAGAGCGTTCCCTGTTCTCTGACTAGCGAGGCAAAAACCGCTGAGGGAAATCCAGAACGTCCAACGCTCAGCATCGGGGGCGACGACATTGATTTAGCCGCTCTCAAGCCTGCTCTGTTCTCGGGATATGTTGACGGCGGAACGCTAATCAAGTACACGGTCGAACTCGAAGACCTTCTGGGCAACGTAAACCAGAAGATCACTGCCAAGTATCGTATCAAGCAGATCAAGGACTATAATCGTTTCAACATCAACCTGATTCTCGGACGGTTCACTCCTTCTGCTCAGACCACGATTCCTTACAAGAAATACACAAGGCCCGCTTATCCCCATGTCAAACTTTGAGGTAGCTAAATTCGAAGGGAAGTTTTTCAACCTCGGTAAGCAGGATTGTTTTAGCGTGGTCGAGGGGTTCTATCTGGAGAACTTCGGGATCGAGATTCCTCCCTTCTCTCGTCCGAGTGACTGGGACCCTGAGACAGATAATCTGATCGAGAAGTACTGGCCATTGAGTGGCTTTGAAATGCTTGACGTTGACGAGCACTGGCCTCCCCGCCCTGCAGACATAATGGTCTGCACTGTAGGAGGTTCAGTCCCCAACCATTTGGTGATCTTCCTCGGAGGGAACGAAATCCTCCACCACAAGGTCAATATGATGTCTAGTCGAGAGACGATGCGCCCAGCGTGGCGTCGGTACACTTCGTACCTTTTGCGGCACCCAGACGTTCCCGACCTTCGAGAAAAGAAACCAACGCTTGAACTGAAAGAGGTTTACGATGAAGGACTTGTTTGATTATTACGAGGGTGAGCAAGAACGTTGCGGCCTGATTATCGACGGCGCAATTTTCGAAACCCCAAACGTACATCCTGACCCAAAGGAAGGATTTGAAATTGACGCCGCAGATGTTGTCCGCTATATCGACCAAATCGAAGGCATCTGGCACACTCATCCTGGAGCTTCCAGCGTTCTGAGTGGGGCCGATAAGGCGTACATGGAAATGTGGCCTGATGTCTCCCACTTCATCGTGGGGCTTGAAGGCATCACTGAATACAAAGTAGAAAACGGAGTCGTACTAGATGCAAATCACATTCCACGGTAAGCTGGCCGAAGACTATGGCGCAGTCCATAAGATCGAAGCAGGCTCCGTGCGTGAGGCTGTAACGGCTCTTACTCGTCAGCTAGGGCTGTACTCCGACCGTCTGGTTGAAGAACGCCCTATGCTCCGAATCGTCGGGCACGAAACAGAGGAATCTCTGGACGAAAGCCCCGATGAAATCCACATGGTCCCTGCAGTTGCGGGGGGCAAGGGTGTGGGTAAGGTCCTTCTAGGGGCCGCACTGATCGGTATCGCGTTTATCCCCGGTGTCGGGACTGTCGCCAGCGGTATGCTGGCGAATGCCTTGATTGGTATGGGCGTTAGCCTCATGCTGTCGGGTCTCGCCCAAATCTTCACTAAAGCTCCCTCGCTATCTCAATCCAACGATCCGGAGGCGTCCAAGTATCTTGGTCTGTCCAACAATACCACCCAGATCGGCACACTTCGCTCGTACTCTATGGGCCGAATTAAGCTGACAGCCCCGCACCTTCTGGCGCTAAATGTCGATTCTACAGACCTAGTGAAAGGCGAATTTCCTGGATGAATAAAATAGATATGATTGAAGACCTCAAGCGAGTAGCTTCTGAGGTTGATAGAGATATGCCGACTCGTACCCAGTATCGGAATCTCGGGAGCTTTAGCGATCACGCAATCAAAAGTGGTTTTGGTACTTTCCGTGCCTTCCGTCGAGCCGCAGGGCTTGAGGAACTAGCAGGTGGCCGTAAGGACCGCTTGGCCCTTGGGCGACACACTGATGCAGACGTCTATCGTCAGATGAACATCGAGAAGGCAGATTACATTGACAAGTTTCGTAAGCCTAAGGGAACTAGATTCCAAACAATGCTGGTCGCGTCCGACATCCACGACGAAGAGTGCGACCCGTTCTGGCGTCGTATCTTTATTGATACCGTTGTTCGCATTCAGCCTGACACTGTCATTCTTGGTGGCGACGTGTTTGATCTTGCTGAATTTGGTCGTTACAGCGTCGATCCCCGCGAATGGGATATTGTGAGCAAGATTCAGTGGGTGCATACCTTCCTCGGAGATATCCGAGAAGCGGCTCCCGATACCGAGATTGTCTTCATCGAAGGTAATCACGAACACCGACTGCTGCGGTATCTGACCGACAACGCTCCTGCTCTCAAGGTTGTGCTGAGCGACCTTCACGGCTGGACTGTTCCCAAGCTGCTGGGCCTCGACAAGTACGAAGTTCGTTACGTTGCTCGGGCTGATCTTGGTACGTTCAACAAGTCGAACGTTGTCAAGGAAATCGGCAAGAACTACGAGGTCTTCCACAACTGTTTCCTCGTGGATCACTTCCCCGATGGTCGCAACAAAGGAGTCCCCGGCGTCAATGGGCACCACCACCAGCACCTCGTTCACTCGCAGTATAGCCATATCTTCGGCAGCTACGAATGGCACCAGCTTGGTTGTGGTCACCGTCGTAGTGCTGAGTACTGCGCAGGCGAAAAATGGGACATGGGGTTTATGACGGTCACTGTTGATACCCAAGAACAAATCCCCCACATGGATTATCACTTCATTGGCGACTTTACCCTGATCCATGGTAAGCATTACATGAGAAATGAAGATGAGTTCTGATATTGTAGGAGTCTATAGTATCAAATGTCTACCGACTGGTCGAGAGTATGTCGGCCAGTC